CACCTATATCAATGCATATGTATGTATTATGCATATAGGCGGCAGCATATCAGCCCCCGGTAGCCTCTGCGAGGGCCAACTTGGCTATAGGCTTTGGGCGAGAACAGACCGGGATCAGACGGAAAGGGGGGCAGGCCCCCCTATTCCTTGATCCCTGTTTTACTCGCTTCGCTCGTAGGAAGATAAGGTGCAGTGCAGAAAGTAAACTACGCTTTTTTTTCGCAGTGCAGTGGTTTTCCTCCAGGGCGTTTTAGGGGTTAGGTTTACTTTATACACCGTCGGGTGTTAGCAAGGTCATGGCGAAAGCATCCCGAGACCTAATTTTGAGAGACCGACTACAATTTGATGTAAATGGATCAGGTAATACTGACCTTGTTTACGGACGAGTTGACCTATCCGACTTTGTAAACATTGTAAAGAAAGAAGGTATGGCAATCAAGGAAATCCGTTACCAACTACGAGCGCCATCGAAACCTAATGGTGTTCTACAACCTACCCTACAAGAAACCGCTGCGGCAGGTGCAGCACTTAACTCAAGCATCAAGGTTTTTGCAACCACTACAGCATACGAAAACGCTGCTGATGTTGGACTGGCTTCGCCTGATGTCATTAACCTCCTTGAAATGACGACACTCAATATCGGCAATGCTGCCGGTGATGCTATCGTTATTGAAAACGAATGGATCCACTACGGCACTCCTGATCTACACCCTGAAGGCTACAATGTTGTTTCAGACCTACTCATCGGCGTTGCTGCGTCGCTTGTAGGTGAACACGCAGGGACTACACTTGAGATCGACATCATGGTTATTGGCGAACCTGTCAAATTGACTGAAGCCGACATGACTGAAATGCTTACCCAACAACAGGATCTGTGAGGTGGCTTAGTTGCCATACGACAAGAACGGTAAGTTCTACACTACCCGAATTGAGGACGATCTAAAAGGCGATGACCCGTTGGGTCGCTTGTATGAGCGATCAACAAGTGCTCGTCGAGGCGCTCAAGTTGGTGCAAAAGTAGGTTCAAGACTTGGGCCAGTTGGCGGTGTTTTGGGTGGCACTTTAGGTGGCATTAGCGGTTTTATCCTTGGCGATCAAGAAACAGTATTCCCTATTGACATGGTTGCCATACCGGCGTATCAAATGTATATGTTACAAGGCACACCAGCATTTCAGATCTACATCAAAGAAGGTGAAGTTTTGACGCAAGTTATGCCAACCGATGCTATGGAGTCTGCTGAAATTGTATCAGCTGGCGGGAGTAAGTCGAGCAGTGCATCGAAAAAGCCTCGTAAAAAATCGAAATACCATATTGCATATGGTAAGCATTTCAAGGCAATACAAGCCGATTACAAATTAAAAAACGGTAAGTGGAGAAAGAATGGATTCAAGCGATGCGGTGCTGCCGCTCGTAAATTGGCACGAGAGGAGATGAAGTAATGGCTGTTCATGATATTAGAGAATCAATCGAGAACTCTCGGATCGTTGTTCAAGACGACCTAACCATTATTCAAAAGAAAGTCGAATTGAAGCGAGGTATGCGACATGAAGTATTGGCTTGCGACATATTTCAAGACGCTGTTATTGATGTCGAAGGCGGATTGCCGACTTACATTGAGTTCTTCATTACTCCTTATCCTGTAATTTATTCAAACATGGACATAGCATTGTTTACTCCAAATAGAGGGCCAGTAGCATCCTCTGATTCAATTTTGTTTAAGGCCAATATGTTTCTTGATGGCACTCCTTTCCCCTCGATAAACCAATATCCGTCTCCTCAGATCAGCGCTGGGCCTTCGTTTTCTTTCTATACTCCATTTGTTTATTTTACAATGTTCATCCATAATCAGGACGGAGAATCGGCTTTCGTAGATAATGTCGCATTTTCGTTCTTATTGCGAGTTAATTCTTCAAAAGCAACAAACACATCCTATGGTTTAGGACTTCTCCGTGAGCGATCTGTTGCGCAAGGTATCAATTTAATGAATCAGGGTCGCATAATTCCTACGGCTGCGAATGTCGGTCAAATATTCCCTGCATGGAAATATGGCGGTATCCGGCCTGAAAGAATGATCGACGGAACTGCCGCTCGTAACTTTTGGCTAAATTATTCCGCTGATTCAAGCGAACAAATGCTCAATACAGGTAATGTAAGGCTGTATCTCAAGAACGCTCGTACAATGCAAGATTATGAGAGTGCGTTTGGTGCAGACAGTGCTACACTTGGCCCTGTCCCCGACTGGATCAGATTTGGATTAAATCGTGGACTTGTAAGTGGGCCAATCAGAGCGCAGCAACCACCTCGGAAATTAGCAGACAATGGCAACACTTTGATGCTGTAAGCGGTGTCGATATGCAAGAACCCATCGCCCCGATCGACAAAGAACAAAATGAGCGTATCGTTTGGTGTGAACGACTGCTTTATCTCATTGTTTTGTTGCAGTTCCCGCAGATTGCTTCTCTCTTGTAACAGGACAAAACCGAGGAACACGAAAGCATCTGCCTTTGTCACCGTTACATGTCGGACATCTCCATTCAGAAACAACGCCAACGAGTTTATCCGGTGGGTAACTAATTCGGAAATGTTTGTCGCAATTGCCACATGACAATCCTACGACATTCGATCCTGCCGAAGGCAATCCAATGATGTGCCTGCAATTGTCGCATAGATATTTTGCACTCATTCTTGCAACCTCCTTACGACTGTCATCATGGCATTAAATGCCTTAATGTATTCTTCATCGTTGTTGGCCATGGCTTCGTAAAGGTAGACTCGATTCAAATTGATCATCGCTGTTTCTAATTTCTTTGCTTCTTTCATTCTAACGCCTCCAATGTCGGACAGTCCAGTGTAAAGTGATCGCCGATCGCCATGCAATTTTTACACATTACATTCTTTGGAATTCTTTTCTTCACTTCAACTTCCACTTTCTGATCCGGTTGATATCTAAGAAGTTGTTCACGGATCCATCCGCTAAAGTTTGGCATTCGCTTTGCTACTTCAAACGACTTGTCGCACAATGATATTGATTTGTTCCTCATTCTTCCTCACCCAATCTATCTTCAATCATCATCTTAATCAACTTCAAAGACAATTTGTCTTGAGATGCTAGAAAATCGTTCAGTTCATCGTAGGTGAGGTTTTTGTCCGCCATGTTCTACCCTAGGGGTCTCACCTATATCAATGCATATGTATGTATTATGCATATAGGCGGCAGCATATCAGCCCCCGGTAGCCTCTGCGAGGGCCAACTTGGCTATAGGCTTTGGGCGAGAACAGACCGGGATCAGACGGA